ACGCGCCAGGGTGGCGAAGCGCCTTGCTGACGACGTGAAATGCTTCCATTCCGGAATTGACATTTGAGCCTAGATTGACCTGTGCTTTGCCGCGCGCGGTGCCAACTTCTTCCGCGACTTTGCCGCCTTCGATTTGCGGCGACACGTTGCGTACAGGTCTTCCCGTTGACTTATCAACCAATTCGCTGCCGACCCTTTCAACGCCTTTCGATGGCGTGAGACCTCCGCCACTGGCCGTGATCGGCTGCGTCTTGAGGCTCCCGTCCCGGCCGAATTGGACGCTATAGAAGTTCCCATCAGGCCCCTTGAATATCTGGCCATTCTGTCCGTAGTTGCCACCTGCTGGCGCCTTCTTCAAAGCCATCCACTGATCAAACCCGCCTTTATATCCCTTTGCAGCTGCATATTCATATTCGCGGATGTCTTCCGTCGTTGGGTTTTCTGCCGTCTTAACTCTTGCTTCGAGTAGCCTTCGATTCAGGCCAGCATTCGGGTCAAGCTGATGCCCAACCATGCTGCCGACAACAGAATTCGTCAGGGATGGGTCCTGAGAGACAACCCCTTGCAGCCCAGGCGACAGCTTGCCAAAGTTTGGATCGCCTCTCAGAGCATTCAGCACCGCCGAATTGCGGTCCTTCTGGCCCTGGTTGGCCTGGCCCATCTGGTAGCCACCCACGCCGCCTTGGACCACGCGCGCCAGACCTTGCGTCCAATGCCCCACAGGCGAAGCGTCGGTTCCCTGCTGCATCAAAAGCTGCGCCATCCGCCGCTTCTGTGCGATCTCGTCGGGGGTCATGACGTTGCTAAACGGCGCCGGCTGAACCATCAGGCATACCCTCTATCATAGCGTCCCGAGCTAGGATTAAAGCTGTATCCAGTGTCTGGTGATCTCCAGCCAGACCCGGCAGAACCAAACAAGCTGCTGCCCAAGCTTGCGCCCAGCGGCCCGCCCATTAGAGCTCCTGCAGCAGTGCCGCCAATGCTCGCAAGACCGCCGATCATCGCGTTACGCTGCTGCATCTGCTGCTGGTATTGCTGCATTTGCTGGTTGTAGGCGGCCTGATTGAGCCCGGCCACGTCCACATTCTGCACCCCAACTTGCGGCGTGTTGACCAAATTCGGCTGCAAGGTGCCCATGCCGAATTGCAGGCCGGGTTGCAGCTCGTTCATGCCCTGCTGGCGGGACTGCATCCCCTGGTTGAACATTTGCCCCTGCAGTCCGGTGACGAGATTGTTGCGGGCCTCGTTCTGCTGCAACCCGAGGTCGTTCATCTGGCTCTTGTAGGCTTCGCTCGTCGGGTCCAGCCCCTGGTTGCGGAGCCTGTTTTCCATGGCATCTGTTGCACGCTGAAAGCGGGGCTCAAGGTTGGCCGTTGCATAGTTGTACGCTTGATCGAAGGCGCCTTGGCTCGACGGCATGTCCTGCCCGGCGCGGCTGAAATAATCCTGCCCGAGCTGCCCGAAACCGCCCGCGAACTGCTGGCCGGTTTGCCCGAGGCCCTGCGATGCCTGAAAAATAGGATTGCCATTGGCATCGGTTCCAGTCTGCGAATAGTTCAGCGTATTGCCGAACTGGTCACGCTGGTTCAAACGGTTGTATGCCGCGTTCTGGTCGGCGTTCTGCCTGTTCTGTTGGTTAGCCTGAGCCGTCACAGCGCCGACGCTCATTGGCTCCGGTGCTTTAGGCGCTTTGAACAATGAGCCCATGGTCTTCCCCCTTGAGCCAGCGGCATTCCGGTGCCGTCATGACATAGACAAAAGCGTCCTGCCCGCGACCGTAGTAATCGCGGGCAACAGACTCGTATCGAAACCCGTATTTGGGCGCTGCCTTGCGCACCTTCCTGTGCTTCCTATGCGTCCTCACTTCAAGGCGATGCACGCCGCACCCTCCAAACACAGCCTCAAACATGCCGCGGACAGTGCCGTTGCTAATCTTCCCGTAGACGTGCAGCTCGGCAGACGTGTCGTTGTGCCAGGTGACCACGAATGCCCCGCGAAGAACGCCCCCGCCGTCGATGATGCCAAGCACCATGCGCGGATGATGACGCACATGGGCGCCGTAGATCTTCGCTATCCAGTCAACAACCGTCGCGTCATGGCCGGTGACGAGGTTCAAACGTATTCCCCCTGCTCAAACAGCAGAACGAACCCCTGCACCCTCATAGTCTCATCAGCGCGCCCTTGAGACCCCCACAGCAGCGAGCCCCACAACCCGACGCCCCACGCACCGCCGCCGCTCGAAATACCCGTCTGAGCCGTAAACTTGACGCTGCCGAAGGTGCCGAGACCAACGAGATTTGCCCAGTCGTTGACCTCCTGGCTCAAATCAGACCAAGAGGCGTTGTCCCAGGTCGCCGTATCCCACAGGGCGCCAGACGCCGATTGTGTTGCGGCTATCGATGATAGGTTTTGCGTCTCGACAAAATCAACACTGATGCCGACGTTCGGGCGATTGCTGCCGGTCACGCTGACCAATGGGCGCAGCATCGAGAACCGCTTTAGGTTGGCGCTGCCAAATGCCGAATAGGCGCCCTGCCCCGTTGCTGTGATCGGAACATCTATATCAGCAGACCCCGTGTCTGCCTGGTACACCGTCCCGTCCGGACCACCGAAATAGGGAATATCGTTGTAGACAGACCAGCAGATGGCGTTGTGGTTGTCGAATTCGCACCAAGCCCCCGTTATGGTGTTCATCACGTACTGCTTGGCCGTCGTCAGTTCCGAAGTCGGGATGTTGACAAGCAGTCGCGTCCCGCGCGGGTAGACACTGACCTCCCAGCCAAAATTGCTGCCATAGGACCGCGCCGCCGTGTTGAAGCTCGGGGCAATGTTGTCAGTGATCGCCACGCGAGACACCTGGCTCTGATCGACCGCAAGCAGGTTTGACAGCGGAAACACACCCTCTAGCGTAATCAACAGCAGATCGGCGCCGTACTTCTGGAAACACCGCCGACCAATCGGGGGCGGCACGTCGAACACGCCGACCAAAGCCCATGTGTTCGAACTCGACGGGTCCGTGCCCTGGTAGAGCGCTACCTGCCCACGGCTCGAGATGGCGACGAAATAATCATCGGCACCAGCACCACCGTCACGGGTCCATGTGGCGATGGCATTGAGATAACCACCCTTGGTGAATAACGAACCAAATTCAAATGCAGCCGTTGCGCCTGCAATCGCCTCAGTGCCGAGATACGCGCCCTTGGTCGAGTTGTTGAGCACGAACCACAACCGCTTTTTGTGGCTGATCACTTGCACGCAATCGGTGCCGTCCGTCGCTGTCGTGAGGGTCGGTGCGGCCCATGTCGTTCCATTGAAGTGCAGGGCCGCGTCTGCGCCGTTGACGAAGAACGTGTATGATCCGGCAGCGGTCGTATGCGCGCACCATTGCCAAGCGTCATCGGACGCCCCAGCGGCATACGACATCGTAGCGGCTGCGTTTGAGCCTACTGACCAAAACGCGCCGCCAGCCGCCGCTAGCAGGGCATGGCTCGACGGCCCCTGCCAGACGGCCAACGTCTCGACAGACGGCTCGGATAGCTCATAGACAGAGATTGTGCCCGACCCGCTAGACGTGATGTCAACGGCCGAACCGCCCGATGTTTGCGAGACCTGAAACGTGTTGGTTGCCGAATTGATCACGTAATAGCTGTCTGATGCCGACAGGCCGCCAGGCAGCGTGGTCGTCGCGTGAAACTTGACGATCGAGCCATCAGCAATGCCGTGAGCATTGGCCGTGAACGTGTCCGTTCCCGTGTCGATTGACGACACCGTGTTGACGTTTGAACCAAGGTCAAACGAATGGACTTTGTAGCCCTTGCGAACCTCGACATAGCCAGGCTGCGGAAACCAGTTCTTGAGCTGAACCGCGCTCAATGGGTCCATGTTTGCAAGCGGCGTCTTGCTGTTCCACCCCCCAACGGGCGCGGCCACGGTCGTTGATTTGACGGCCCTGCGCCTGTTGACGCGTCGTTGGGCCTGCCGCAGCATCAACATCAGAGATTCCAGCTCCCGTCAGGCGGAACAGGCGGATACGGCTTGTTGCCGCCTATGGCGCCCATGTGCAGCGTTCTAGCCCCACCGTCACGGCCCATGAGCTGGGCAAGGTGCATTTCGTATTGCGCAAAACTCTCGCCGTAGTCGAGGCCGCGAGACCGTTGGAACCGCCAGACAATGCCCTGCGTAAACGCCTCGTCATCCAGAAACACGATGTCGGTATCGGATGCGATGGTTGATAACGTCGGTGCCGTGTCGTCTGCCTCACCAGCCCAGAATTTGCTAATGTACTCATACGCCATCGTCTCACCGGATGCCGGCGTCGGCGCAATCAGGATGTCACCGCCCCGCATGCGAAAAGCATCGAACACGACTGTTGCAAGCCTGCCCTTGTAGTCCTGCCACTCCTGGGCCGTCATCGGGCCAAAGACGGTTCGCGATTTGGTGCGGTTATAGAAGGTGCCCGTAACGAACCGATCAAAGTCGCTTGGAACGGCGCTTGTCTGCGTTTCGGCGGCAACCGTCGTGAATGTCTTCTCGAATGTGATCGCCTCCCAACCATAGCGCCGTGCCTGTTCCCGGCCTTCCTGATTGGCAAGGGCCAGCAACTGCCGCACCTGATGATCCGACGAACCGACGACGGCAGTCGGGCGCACAAGCCCGAGCCGATCCGTTGCGTCCTGCACAATCGCCAGGATGTTAGCCATCAGGCAGCCATGCCCTCATCCTCGGGCTGCTCGGCGACCTTCGGCGGCCGGCCGCGGCGCTTGGGCTCGTCTTTCTCGGCCATCGCCATCTCGAGCAATTCGCGCATCTCCCGCAGCTCGTCGCTGAGGCTCTTGATTTGCTCGTTTTTGGCCTCGAGGTCGGCAGTGATCGCGCGGTTGCCGGCAGTCTCCATGAACCGCTTGGCGAGCGCCTGCTTGTCGCGGATCGCCGGGAGCTGGATGCGCGTTACCACGCTGTCAGGCGCCTCGGCGAATTCCTCCACCGTCCGCAAGCCATACGTCTTGATGATCTCGGCCTCCTGCGGCGTGACGATGCCAGCGATGGCAAGCGGCGTGCCATTGACGGGGATTTCCTGGCCAGACTTCCACGCTTCATAGGCCGGCTGGATCGTGGCCCAGCGGTCGCGGGCGATCATAAAGGCCGGGTTATCCGGGTCCACGTCTTCGCGAATCTTCTGCAGCCTCGCGATCTCGGCCACCGTCGTTGACCTCGAGGCCATGCCGGGCTGGCAGTATTCCACCTTGTCCACGGGCACCAGATCGGCGCCTCGCTTTACGTAGTCGGTCCAGAAGCGGATGATGCGCAGATTGAGAGACATGCAAGCTCCAAATGCAAAGGTGGCGGCGAGCCAGACGCCCGCCGCCACAGCCATCAGAAGGGGAAGTCGCACATAACGATCTTCGCCGAAGCGTCCACCGCGTAGGCAACAACAGCGTCGGTCACCAGCGCCGACACGTCGAGCGTGCCGTCAGTAGCGCCAACGGCAGTCAGGGCGTTGCCGTCAGCACCTGCCGTCAATGCCGTGGTAAGCGTTGCCGGACCCTTGATCTGAATCCAGCAATACTCGCCATCGCCCGGGGCCGCCTGCAGAACGCCAGCGCCGAGACCAGCCGAATCCGACAGGTCCGACGTGACCACAGTTGTCGCGCCTGCTGACGCACCAGACGGCGCGTAGTAGTAGCAGACGTTGCCCGCCACGGCGGCAACAGCACCCGCTCCGGTGTCGTACTGGACAAACTTGTAGACCTTGCCGTCCGGGCCGGTGAAATGATCGCCAACGCCAGGAGCGCTGCCGTCATTGAGCGTCGTGGAAGTCCAAGTGCCCGTCAGGAGAGCACCAGCAGAAATCGTCATTGAGGTCTCTCCCCGTTAGGCCAAGTCGTGGATGCGGCCCTGCAGCGACCGATTGGACGTGCAGGTCTCGCCCATCCAGTAGATCGGCACCACAACGGCATCCTGATTGATCGGCGTCTTTTCGTCGTCTTCAGTCCAGCGCGCATCCGGGTGCTCCATGAGATAGAGGTACTTCGTGTTCAGGAAGTACATGATCTCGCTAGTCGTGCCGAAGTTGCTGTTGTCATCGAAGATCAGCGAGCCCGACTTGTATTTCAGCGACTCAAAACCGAGCTTCGCCATTCCCGCGTCGCCGTAGCGCTGCAAGTCCTGCAGGCCGCCCTCATAGACCGAATAGAGGTCATGACTGGCAACCATCAGGTCCGGCGTGTCCTTGCCGCGTGTCTGGGCAAGCCACTGCAGGTTCATGCGGGCCTTGACGTTGGCGAACGCGGCCGCATCGGTCAGGATTTCGCCGAACTTGTTTTTCCAGAACGTGTAGGTGCCGGCCACAATGCCGCCGACCGTGCCCGTGCCGTCCGCAGTGATGAGGTGCTGCAGACCGCCGATCTGGTTCGTCAGAGCACCGTCCGAATAGAGGTCAATGCTCATGTTGTTGGCGGCCGTCGCCATGGCCACATCAACCCTGGCGTTGACCAGATTGATCATCCGCTCCTGGCTGTTGTTCATGCGGATTTCACGACCGCTCGACGTGACGTGAAGCGCGACCTGCTTCCAGTCGTACTTGGCAGACGACAGCACGTCAGAGGCGCCGATGTTCAGCGTGTCATAGCCGCTGTAACGCTGGTACGTGCTGTTCTCGGCGTAGCTGAGCGGCACAGCGATCTCGTAGCCGCCGCTCGCGTCGGTCTTGATGTTCCCCCGCGATTTCATCACGGTCAGGAGGCCGTTGTGTTTGGTCCATATGTTACCGTGCGGGCTCTTTATCCCGCACTTCTGCAAGTTACTTATTCCCTGCAGAGCAGACTATCTCATCGCCTTTCGTGCACGCTTCGTGGCGCTGATTTTTGCGCCATGGCCTTTTGGCTTGCCAAGTTGCGCCATGCGGCGCTTCTGGTTCACCTCGTCAGACCACCTGTTTCCTGGCTCAAGGTGTGCGTTTGCGACACCCTTTTTTATGGCGTCAAGAGACGGAGCAAACGACATTTCAGCTGCATTGCAGAGAAGACCCTTCGTAGAAAAGGTATCCATCCACTTTTGCTCGGCAGCACGCTTGTCGGCCAATGTGTTCCAGTTTCCGACTTCGAGTGCAACCATACGAAACGTGTCCTCGCCGTTCTTGTCCCACTCGGCTTGCAGTATCGGAGCGGAGTGTTTTCCGCTCCGAAGAAGGCACCTGTGTTCCCTTGCCCTCTTGTTCAGCTTGCCAGCAGTGCAACCAATGTACGCCATGCCGGTAACAGTGCATTCGTAAGCGTATATCGTTACCATTCGGGATGCCCCTCTATGGGTATTCAAAAGGCGCCGGGCGCTCGTGGGCGGATTATACTTTCGTCACCGCCTAGTCGTTACACCTTCCGCAGCCCTGGCGGTGTTTTTGCACCGTTACGTCTGCGGCTTGGCTCGGTGTTGGCATTTCAGCGTTCACCGAATTCACCCGGTTTTACAACGTCCTCCAGTTAAACGTTGTCCACGACGCGGCGCTTGTGATGCCTCATCGTGGTCGTCACCATCTCGGTAAAAGTCGAGTTAGGCGAAGCCATTGATTAATCTCCTATGCGGCGTGGCGTTTGCGCCAGATCGCGCGCAGCTGGTCATTCGGGTCATCCGGCTCCGAATTCGGATTCGGCGACCCCTGGACATTGACGCCTGCAGCTTGCTTGGCTTTCGCGGCGGCCTCTTTCGCGGCGGCAATCCTCTTGGCTTCCGCTTGCTGTTGAGCCGCTGCCATGCGCTTTTCACGCATAGCAGGATGAGCCCAGGCGGCCTTCTCGTAGGCTTTTTCGAGGATGGCGGCGTGGTCTAGGTTTGGCTCGGCAGCACGGACAGCATGGATTTGGGCGGCGAATTCGTCTTCCATCTCGCGTGCGTCGGGATGCTTCTCATAGAACTCATTCACAACACGATCCACAGCGGCTGTGGCCTCTGTTTCACGTGCAACACTCTGCTGCCTGGACAGTGCAGCAAGTTGGGCCTCGTAGGATGCGACCTGCTGGCGGAGCTGAGCCATTTCCTGGCTCGGTGGCTCGGCGAACGGGTCGTAAATCTGTCCGAGGTCTACGCCATACGCATCCGCCAGCGCCTTGATGGTGCCGGCGGGATCGGTGTCTAGCGCATGGGATGCGCTGAGAACGCGCCCAAGGTAGCCGGGCACGTCGCCGTGGGCCACCTGGTCAAGATACGACTTGAACTGGCTGAGCGTCTGGGCAAGCGGCGTGTATTCCGCAGCGATGCGGCCGAGCTCGGTCTTGCTTTCATGCAGCGCCTGCTCTCGAGCGGCGATGTGAGACTGCATGTCGGGCGGCAGCTCGGCCCACTTCGCCTTTTGCTCAGCCGTCCATGCACGGGGCGGTTCAACGGCTGGCGCGGCTGGCTTCTCAGGCTCGGCAGCGGCAACCGGCGATTCAGCCGGTTCTCCCGCTTCTGCCGGTTCATCACCCGCTTCTGCCGCTTTCTCAGCCGGTTTTCCCGCAAACCGCCCGGCTTCGTCCCTGGCTGGCCCTTGGGCCTTTTCCCATACCTGCGCAAGCTCGGCCGATAGATCGCTGCCGTCGTCATGCGCCTCCGGTGCCGGCGCATCAGGCGCTGCAACGTCAGTCGATGGTGCCGGCGGGGTCGATTCGGCGGGCGTGGCTGGGGCTAGCGTATCTTCCAGGCTCATTCTCGTACCTCAATTTCCGGTCGTGCAAAGCGCGGTTGTGCCGTTCGGCGATATCGTGGTTCGGCCCGGCCGCATCGCCGTCCATCGGCTTGCGCCACTTGGCGGCGAAGCGTTCGTTTCTCAGGCCGCGCTTGCGCTTGGGCGGGTCCACCTCGTAGCAGTCATGCTTGCGCAGGTCTTCGCGCCGCCAGGACCGCGACGTGATCCAACGGTCATCAATAGGAGACTGGTACTCCGGGATGTCCGAACAGATTTGCGGGCAGCAGATTTGCGTCTCGTCGTGAGCAAGCTCGTTGTGGCTCAGCATCGGCAGGCCATCTTTGCCCACCATGCGGCCATCCCGATAGACGTAGCGCTGCCTCATCAGTCTTCACCCTCCGCCCTCGCCGAGCGTTGCTCGCGCTCGAATTCCGCCTTTTCGTGCCTGGCTTCGCTGTCGGCCATCGCCTTCTCACGGCGGCTCGATATGTCGAGTTCGCTCATCTGCTGGCGCGTCTGGATGTCGTAGACCTTGGCCTCGCGGTCGAGCTCCATCGCCTGCTGCTTCATGCCGAGTTCCATATGGGCTTTCTGCATCTCGAGTTCGGCCTTGCGCTGTGCCACTTCGAGGTCGAGCATCTTCATCTGCTTGTCGATCTCGGCCATCTCGCGCTTCATCTGCATCTCAGCCTGCATCTTGGCCATCTCGGCCTGCTGCTTCTGCTGGTCAGACTGCGCCTGCATCTGCGCCTTCTGTTCCTCAAGCTTCATCTTCTGCTCTTCTGGCGACGGCTGCGGCTCCTGCGGCTGCTTGGATGCCTCGACCATCTGATCAAGCGCATCCTCGGCCGACTTGCCCAGCTTGAAGTGCCGCGCAAAGGCGCTGTAAATCTCGAGCACCGGACCAGCTGCGCCCTGGTTCATTTGCAGGATAGGCGCCATGGCCGACGCATATTGAGCCGTGCCTTGCAGGAACAACGTCATCTGCTCCTGGCTTCGGGAAACGTCGGCGCGGATGGTGCTGTCTGTCTCAACGTCGATCTTGTAGGAGCGCAGCAGATCATTGCGCAGCACCTGTTCAACCTCGGGCGTGATCTGGATGCCCGTCATGGCCGACAAGTTTTCGGTCGTGAAATGGTTGCAGATAATCTCGCACTTCATGCGCAGGATTTGCCGGCAGCACTCGGATACCATACGCTGGCGCATCGAAAGCCGCGTCGTGCCCTGCTGGGCCTTGAGCTGCTGTGCGCCGAGCGTTTCGTTTGGGTCCGTCGCGCCGCGCAGCACGTCACTGAGGCCCGTCACCTCGTAGATGGCCTGCTTGATCTGGTCGCGCTGCACGTAGAGCTGCTGCAGTGCGCCGACGATTTGAGCGAGCGGCCAGTGTGCAATGGCCTTCTCGAGCCCACCGCCACCCTGCGCAAAAACCGTGGCATCGTCGGCCGGCTCGTACTGCCCGTCTTCGCAATAGCGCAGCCGCTCGAGGTCGGCACCGAGCCGCTTGTCGTAGAGCCCACGCACCTTGAGCTGCCCAACAAGGGCGTTGATGCGCTTGGTGATCTTGTCCAGTTCGGCAACCTGCGTCTGGTATACCTTGTAAGGCGTCATTGGGCAGAGCGACGACCGCTTGCGCAGGGGCTGTATGGCCTTCGGGATCGGAAAGAACTGCTTGAGCTTCAACGGGTCGTCAGCGACCTTTAGGAACTGCTTTTCGTCATTCTCGGCCAGGAACAGGACCTTGCCGCTATCCTTGTCCCATACCTCATACGCCTTTACGGTCTTCATGATGCCGCTTGACGAGTCCGAGGTCTTGATTGCCTCGCGGTCGTTGTCGCCGCTGTCGAACGCCAGTTTCCTGATGCGCTCAGCCGAGATGCCCATCTTGCGCAGTTCGGCGTGCGTCAGGTCGTGCTCAAAGTAAATCCAGCCAACCTCGCCCCAATGCCGGGCAGGCCCGTGGCCCCACTTGTCCCAAACGACATGCTCGATCTTGACTTCTTGCCGGGCCACAGCTTCAAACTGCTCACCCGTTGCCGGGTCAGTCTGCTGCTCCATGTGCGGCGTGTAGCGGATGCGCGGCACGCCCCGGCCGGCCAGTTCGGCATCGCGTGTGGACTCTATGATTTGGCCGTCAAAATCGTACTCATCGAGGCAGTAACCAAGCGCCCGCTCAATCACATCGACAGCCACCTTGGCCACTTGATCTGCATCGCCGAAGCGGCGGCGCACATCGGGAATAGGCGTCGAGTTGTATAGCGACGGCACCGTAATTGCGATGTTGCTGTGCAGAATGTTGAACGCCGGTATGCCCGTGCCGTCCTTGCCCTCGTCAACTTCGTAGATGGCGACGGCTTCTTTCGCGTCCTCGCGCCACTTCTTCTCATCTTCCTTGGCGCGCTTGATCTTCTTGAGCCATAGGCCGGGCAGGTCGTGGCCGGTGGCGAGCGCTTCCTGGTCGGATACAATCTCGCCCTTGGTGTCGTCACTCACTGCGGTCTAGCCTGTTCCGTTTGCGTGTCGGGAAGGTGAACCTGGCGGCGTGCCGGCGCATCAAGTCCAGCGTGTCGCTCTCGAGCGTGCGGTCATGGGCGATGGGGCCATCCGGCATGGGGATGGTGCGGATTAGCGCGACCGTCATCGTCCCGTCCGCGTTCGGGCGGCACATAGTCCGCTCATTCTCAACCATTCATCCTCGCGAGCCGCTTCTTGCGCAGCTGTTCAATGCGGTCCCTGATCGGGATATTCGAGCGGATCGACCCGTCTGCTTGGGCCTCGAGCACGTAGTGCGACGGCTTCGGCGGCGGGGCTTCTGCCTTCATGGCCTTCCATGCCATCGCAAGATAGCGAAAACCATCGGCTGCGTGGCTGGTCCAGTCGTGGCGCGGGTTGTTCTTGAACGCCTTGGTCTTCTCATCGAACTCGGCCCGGTACTGGCGCAGCGCCTCGATACCCTGCCGGCAGTTGACCTCATCAAACCAGAAGCTCGGGAACGACACGCGGGCGGCGTTTATGCCGTCCATGACCTGATGCCCTGGCACAAGCGCCACGTCACAGCCCAGGCCCTGCAGCGTCTCAACTCTTGTGCGGCCCGTGCCCAGCTCTCGCGCCTTGGCATCGTGCGGCACCCATACCTTGCCCGTGTAGCCCTTGGCCCGCAGCACGCCGACATAGTGGGCAAGCGGCTGACTGTGGTTCTCGTAGAAGTCAACCACACGCACGCCGTCAGGCGCGATCTGCCAGCACCAGATGGCCGTGCTATCGCCAATGCCCAAATCCCAGCTCGTATGCACCGGCAAGGCCGTGTCTATGGGCACTGCCGTAATGCGGCCAGAGCGCTCAGCTTCAACGACTTCCTTGCCGAAGTAGGCGCCAACCACCGCAGCATCAAAGCTGCACTCCATCTCCTGCTCAAACTGCTCTGCCGTCAGCTCGGCGCGGATCGCCTCGATTTCCTCGTCATCGATCAGGCCGCTGTCGCTGGCCCGTAGCACCAGCTCGAACCAGTCGCGCGGGTTCTGCTTGGCCCGCTCCCACACCTGCCAGAAGTCGTTGCGTCCCTTCGGGGTACCGATGAACACGGCCCAGCCCTTGCGGTCTGCCAACATCGGGCGAATGACCTCTGGCCATGCTGCAGGGTGCATGTCGCCGTACTCATCGAGGATCACGCCGTCAAAGTAGCCACCACGCATCCGATCATAATTGTCAGCGCCATAGACCCTGATGCGTGCCCCGTTGTGCGGCAGGTCAATCCGAAGCTCGCTTTCGTTGACCTCGGCACCCTCGATGGGCATCGTGAACCGTTTGAGATAGGTCCATGCCGCATCTTTGGCCTGCACATAGAAAGGCGCTACGTAAGCAAATCGGCCATCCTGGCCCTTGAATGCCGACGCCCTGGCCAGCAGGTCCATCACACATGCCACCGTCTTGCCAGCGCGCCGATGAGCCACGAGACACGCCCAACGCTGGCGCCGCTGATGGAACGGATAGAACTGCTCTCGAGGCCGATAGCCAATGTCAATGACTCGATACTTCTGGCCATTGATCGTCTGAGTCTGCATTTTCCCCTAGCAGTGGAACGCCCATGTAGTAGAGCGGCGGGAGCGGGTTGTCGGCATCGTTGGCGTGTGTCTGTGTTGGCTTGCCCCAGGCACGATCAAGTATTTCCTTGCACGCAGCCACCTGGGCTTGCTCGCTTGTGGCTTTGGTCATGAGATGCGCAAGACGCCTCACAGCCCGATCAGAGTATTGCCGCGCGGACTCTCTGATTTCTGCCGTCGCCTTGTTGGGCGCGCCCTTCTTGCGCCCGGCACCTTCTCTCTTTCCGCCTCTAGGCATGGTTGATTTCTATGATTTTTTTTCGATTACGCCGCCTTGAGCTGCCCCTGCCCGAGCATCGCCCTCACCTCGTCGCTCAGCGCCCACCTGCGCAGGCTCTCATCCTTGATTGTCTCGACGGTGTGAACAACGATGGGTTCGGCTGGGATGCCCTTGGGCATAGGGGGATACGCGCGAGGCTCGTCGGGTGTGCGATTGCCGGACCGCTCGCCAACAGGAATGTCGGGGAGATTGCGGAATTCTTCGATCAGGCTGCTACCGAGCGGCTTCCAGCCCACATAGGCCGCCACCATAGGGCCGAAGGTAAGGCCGAGTGCGATCCAGCCAAGCAACGACAGGCCGGCCACCTTCTTTGCCTCGTCGGTCGGCGCCAGGCTCATGGTAGCGATGGTGGCAAACATGCCCGCCTGTTCATTACCTGCATCGGTGACGGGCGGCTTCTCAGCGCTGGATGCCTTCAACTCTGCCAGGCGCTTGTCTAGGCTGGCAATGCGCTCGTCATAATCGGCCATCTTCTCCGCCGATGCGATCTGCCCCTGTGCAGCTGCGATCTTGTCCTGAATGGCGCGGCAGTTGCGACCACAGCCGCCGAGCTTCGTCTCGGCCGCCTCTGCGTTGCGCAAGTCTGCGATCTGGTTGCGCAGACCGTCCGCCTTCACTTCTGCCGCCCATGGCCTCTCGGCAACCAGCTTCTGGCGCAGGGTCGCGAACATCTGCCGTTCGGCTTCGGCGTTGGTGATCTGCTTGCGCACGTCGGCGGCGGCAGTGTTCTGGAAGCCGGCATCAGCGGCTGTCGATGCGCGCTGCCAGCCGATAGAACCGAAGTTGCTCGTGACGTTGGTGCCAATGGCGATGAACGCACCGAGCACGCAAAGCGCCACCGCGTCCCACTGACGGCGGCGGACGGCATCACGGAGGAACAGACCGATGTAGTCGCTCATCAGGCTCATGACGACCATGAAGCCAGCGATGAACAGTGCAATCCCCATGTAGGGGCTTTGGTTGAGACCGAACCAGCCGGTGAGACACGCAGAACAGAAACTCAGCACGGCGGCGCCTACTCGGAACCACCTGCGAAACGGGTCGAGCGTGTCCATGTGCCCCCTCATTTCATGAGATCGAATTTGAGCCTGACGCCAACGCGGATCGTGTCGGTGTGCGGGTCGAGTGTGGTGAGGCCGGCGTTCCTTGAGTCAAACTCTGTGCGGCTCCATTCAACGAACGCAGTCAAGTCCTTGGCGGCGATATCAAATTCCAGGCCAGCACCATAGACGACGCCCTCGGGATCGATGTTGAGGCCGGGGTACGTCAATTCGGTGCCTGCGATGCCGACCAACCCGTAAATGAGCGTGCCAGGGTTGATTTTGACGCCACCGCGTAGGGCAAGCATCCACTGCGCATCCGCGCCGATGCTGCCGGGGCCGATGCGCTCGCTGAGGTCCATCAACTCGTAGCGTGCCAGGGCGCCGATGACCACACGATCTAGGGCCACGTCGCAGCCGGCGCCGATGCCGCCCTGTAGGCCGTCAACCGATACCGTGGCCTTGCCGGCGAACGAATTGGCGTCTAGTTCCGTCGCGGTGATGGACTTGCCAGCGGAAATTTCTCCGTAACATGTCACGCCGGCCAGAGCAGGCGTACACCCAGTGAGCACCGCGGCGATGCACGCGGCGACAAGTTTGCGCATGGCGGTCTCCCCTAATGCACGGTGTCTAGGCCGTCGTCTTCACTGAGCGCGACAGCAAGAATTTCGTTGGCGATGGTCATGGACTCGCGCGGGTCGAAGCCGGAGTCGCGGAAACGTTCTGCCAGAGCTTCGATGAGGTCCGGCACGTCGGCGGCTTCGAGGTCCATTGGCTCCACAAACAGAAAAGCCCCGCGCATCTCTGCCGGGGCTCTGTTTACCCAATTTGGGCAACGTACATACTCAACTACTTTTGTTTTTAACGACCGTCAAGCCACGATTTTGCCGTGATTGGCCGCGGCACGCGAACGTTGCAGAAGCGCAACACGTCAGGACAGTGCTTGCGCCCGTGCCTTGTCGAAGTTCTTCGGCTGTCGGCCTCGGCCGGTCCATTTGACCCCGGTCTGCGAGTCGATCCACTTCGGCGCGATCTTTCGGCCAGTGGTAGCCTTGGCGGTCTTCTTCGGCGCCACTGCGATCACGTCCTCAAGACGGATGCCACGCTTGGCGGCCAGTTCCATGATCTCAGCCTTGGCCGCTGCAGTCTCGCGCGCCTTGGCCTGGGGAATTGCCGCATCGACCGACGCCTTTAGCTTCATCAGCTCCGGCAGACTCATTTTTTCGAGCTTTACAGACATTGGAACTCCGATAGTTGTTGCTTGTGCAATGTCACTTATGCGCAGACATTGCGAAAATAAAGTGGCCACGCGCGATTGCGTGACCTTTTCCTTATCGCACACGCGGGACACTGGCGCTCATGGGTCTCCGCGGCTAAAACCCCAATGTGCGGCTAGTCTATCCAGGGCCGACCTTACCAGCGCCCGGCCGGCCATCTCGGCGCGACCTCGGTCTTTGACGCTCATCCATTGGCGGCCGATTTCTTCGACGGTCTTGGCTTCCTCAATCAGCGCAGTCAGCGCGTGCTTTTCCTGCGCCGTGACCTGCCGCCATGCAATCGCGACCATCTGGCCATGGTAAATGGCGGGGAATTCCGTATCCGGGTCTGTGCCCCCTTCTCCGCTGCCGACATTGACACCCATGGCACCATGGTAATGCCGGCTCAGCTTGTTTGCGGCCAGCAGGTTGGCGTGGCTGATGCGGCCGCTTCGTTCCAGCGCCTCGAATGGGCTGTGCGCCTTGTAGGCGACCCGGTGAACGGTCTGACTGCGCTCCGGTGCATCAAAGCCGTGGCCGTGGCGCAGTCGCTCGAGAGTTGGTGCGATCGTCATAGTGCCTCGTTGGATTGGTACGCAGGCACGAGGATGGTTCAGTTAATCGGAGTCCTGTAAAATTCTTCTTTCCAGTCCTCGGGAAGCTTTCCTGGGTTGCGCGCGAGGAAGTCGGCCATATCTTCCATAAGCCCCCAAAACTCGCGCTCGTCAGACCCATCTGCAATGTCATTGCCGCGCGACCAGTCCTCACCGTCACGAGGCGGGTAGCTGGTACTGGCGACCATATAGCCGTTTTGTCGTCTGATCGTGATTGCGTAGTCGCTCATGCCTTCCTCGCCCTGTTCTTGTGCAACGCCTTGACGGTGCGGCTCGCTTTCTTCGCCTTGGCGCCTCTGAGCGGGGGCGGCGTCTTATCGACCGGCTTGACCTTGCCCTTGGCAAGCGCGGTCTTGTCCACCTTGCCAACTTTGATTTTGTGACCCGTTGCCATTAGTGCTGCCTCTCTGACCGCCTCCACTTGGTGTTGCTCAAAACCGCGCTCTGCCATCAGGTCGGCGATTAGTTCTAGGTGGCGGGATATCGGGGTTGATGCGGCCGTCATACATCCTCCAGAAGGTGCTTCGGGAGCCATCTGCCCGTCGCTGCCCGGTATGCGTAGTTGGCCGCTTTGATCAGGTCGTCACGACGCGTGCCCTTGTGATCGGCACGAGCAATGTATTTGACCGAGTTGCCGAGGTGGAAGCCAAGGTCCCACGCCTCTATCACGTCGATAGGCTCGATTGCGGTGCGGGTGTAGTGGTCAGGGTCAATGGCGACGATCTTAGGACCGCTCATATCTTCCCCCCTCGCCAGAGCCACCAGCCGCCGCAGAGCCACGCCAAGGCCTGCGGGTCTGTCGCCGGCAGCATCGGCACACGCAGGCCGTACCTTGCCGCCACAGCCGCCAGGATCAGCAGCAGGAGCGCGACTGAGACAACGCGGCCAATGATGTCGGTGATCTGCGAAACAAGCTGGCCTAGGTTGATGTTGTTCATGCTGCTAGCCTTTCGGCTTCAAGGATGGCGCGTCCGATAACTTCAACGACCTGTGGGACGACCGCGTTGCCAAGCCCTTTAAGGCGGTCCAATCTTGAGGGAACCCCATGAGCCACTCGACCCACGTCGGGTTCAGAGCTCCATTGAGTTCCTCGGGCGTGGTCATGGATCGCAGCTTGGCGCGTGCGCCGCTCCCGCCCCACTTGCACATTGCTGCGCCGCCCGTGTTTGTCATCGCGGTAGGCGTCGGCCACAGGTTCCGATGCGCCGCCCATTTCTGCATTGAGGGCGCCATCATGTTTGCTTTGGCCGTTGGCGTGGGCAGTCGGGCAATGGCCGCGAGCGACGGCCGGACTTTTGCACCTGGGCTCGGCGACTGGTTGCTGCCGTACTGCTGCGCGGTCGGTGTGGGCAACGATCCACACGCGATCTCGGCGGTGAGGGGCGCCGACGGCGGAAGCTGGTATGCAGTCCCACGTCGCATCGTACCCGAGCGCGGCCAGGTCTCCCAGAACGGCTCCCATTCCGAGATTAAGCAGGCCTGGCACGTTCTCCACGATGACGAAGCGCGGTCGTAGCTCGCCAACGAGACGGGCATATTCTCGCCAGAGACCAGAGCGCGCACCTTCGAGGCCAGCCCGTTTTCCAGCGAAGCTAACGTCCTGGCAGGGGAACCCGCCGCAGATGACATCAACGGCAATTCCGTCTCTGGAAAGAGTGTCGGCTGTGAGGGTTCGCACGTCCTCGTAGCATGGGACGCCTGGCCAGTGTTTGGCGAGGACGGCTCGCGGGTATGGTTCGATTTCGCAGAAGGCGACGGTTTCAAATCCGCCAGTTCGTTCAAGTCCAAGGCTGAAACCTCCGATGCCGCTGAAAAGATCAAGCACCCGCAACTTCGTCACGACGCCGCCTCCAATTCGCACGGGTCCACATCGACCGGCCCGAGGCATGACGCGGCGACGATGCCGGGCATGCTGCCGTCATAGCGCTCGACGGTGATGGTGGCTCCTGCTGCGAGGTCCGTCGCGATCTTGGTGCACACATCCTGGTCAACTGGCACGGGACCAGCCTCGCCGGTCGTCAAGATCACGTATAACATCCACATCTGCATTCGATTTGCCTGTCTCTCAGGTACGCAGGCACGCGGTTATTCGGCGGTACGGTTGACTCGCTTGATGAGGTAAGCAGCCACGCGCCGCGCTCGGTCTGCGCTCCTGTGCCGTGGATATTCACCGCGATCCCTGAGAGCATTTAGGAATCCCCATGTGTAGGCTGCTGTGCGGTTTCCTGACGGTCGCGGGGCATCCCTGTCACTGCCGTCTATGAAACCAGACACCATCTCTCGTTCGCCGACACTCATGGTCTTGTCGTTCATCGGCCAACTCATTCTGCTGCCTCGCGGATTTTCCGGCTCTGCTCTAGGTATGCCAGGGTCGTTTCCGTCGTCGTCTTGGCAGTCTCGATGCGGCGGCCCTCGATCTCGGCTAGGTACAGCTCGAGGTCCATCTGCGCGCTGTCGTGACGGGCGCGCTTGTCGGCATCCATGCGGTGCAGCTTGATGGCGCGCTTGAGAGCCGCCTTCGTGTAGCCGGCGCTTGCCGCAGCGTCATAGGCGGCCTTGAGGTCCAGCTTGGCGTCCTCGGCCCGCTCTTCCAGCTCGATTAGGCGCAATGCGCGCTCGCGCAGATCGCTGTTGGTCATGCGTCGGCTCCTGCTGGGTTTCTCACGGCCAACGACGCCGCTTCCATCGCCGCCCTCAGTGTTCTTTCGCTGCCGCTGGCGGACCTGCCGTCGATCTCGTAGCGATAGCTGCTCCCGTCTCGGTAGGCTTTCAGCCGGCCCCCAGTTGATCGCCACTCATAGCGCCCGCTGTTGTCGCCGACCCAGACGCGGCGCCACGTGTCGATGCTGCGGAATTCGTCGTCGCGCTTCATCGGCGGCCTCGCAGCGCAGCGGCAAGCTCGGGAGACGCCTTGACGTTCGGGCGCGCGATAGGTTCTGCTGCGTCTGTCGGTTTGCAGGCGGTTCTGACTTCCGGCGATGCTTCACGATAAATCTTCGGCGCCGAGGCTACGAACAGCGCGTCAGCGTCCACTGCTTGGCAGCTCTTGGGCCATTCCAGATAGATCGGCACTAGCGGTGAAGCATCGGCGATGCCGAGCTTTCCAGCCACACGCCGCAGGGCTCGCGATGATGGCACCCCACCCTTACCCGTACCCAAACCCTTCAAAATACCTTCGACCTTCTCGCGCGCAGCCTCAGTCTCAGAGGTAGAGATATCTCTTTCTGACTCTGGGTATGGGTCTGGGGGCGTTACTGTAACGGTCGGTGTAACGTTACACTCCCGTTTCGCCTGTCTGTGCTTCCGCACTCTCGCGGCGCTACTGTCCGAAACGAACTGCCGATTGGCCCAGTTGTGAGGCTCAAGTCTCTTGTCTTGGCGAATGTCGATCAGCCCTGAAAAAATGAGTTCATCGACGTGCTGTTGCGCCTCATGAGCTGACAGCCGCAGCAGGAACGCCAGATCATCCATGCCAGGGATTTCCCCACCATTTGCACAGGCGACACACAGAATGTTTACCCACGTCTTGAACAGATGTGGCGGCAGGCGTTGCACCTTCGGATCGTCAAGGGCCTCGTGGTAGAAGCGGAACCACGGTAGAGGCTTGTTCATAGCGATGCCCTCGCCTTGAAATCGCCAGAGTAGGCAGATACACTTCGCATCGTCCAAAAGGCTCCTACCTGTACGGCTCGCGTATCAGCCCCGCTGGAGCCACCGCCACCACCGAACGCCCGTCAGGATCACGCCCTGGCGGGCGTTTCCCGTTCCCGTGCCGCCCTGTGTGGC